GGCGGCGTCGATCATCCAAAGCCGCTCGATGGCATTTAGCGCGAGCGGCTTTGGATGATCGACGCCGCCAGCGTGGCCGTGTTGGTGTAGCTGCTAATCAGCACCCTCACCGCGCCAATCCCGCCGGTCTGCAGCACTTCAATATCCACCGCTCCGGCGGCCTGCAAGGTGCGCCAGTTCGGCGTTTCCCCCGCGGTCGGTCGTTCCGAGCACTTCTGGATGGTGAAGTTGATCGTGCCGCCCACATCCACCGTTACATCGGTGTAGGTGGCGTTCATGTCAACGCAGTACGTCGGCGTAACCGCGCAAGACGTTGCGTTCGGCGTTCCCACCGTGATCGCGCCCGCGGTCCCCGCGCTCGCGTAGATGCTCGTGATCGACCGGAAGAACTTGGTCGAAACCACCGTGGTTGCGTTCGGCCCGGTTACGGTTTCGGTCTGCGCATTGTTGTCGGCATCCGTCCCCGTGATGAGGAACGTCTTGCCAGATTCGTTCGAGCCGCCGGTGATTGTGACCATGTAGGCCAGCGTCTGTTGCGGAATGACCCCGCCCACAGCCAGAGCGCCGTTGAGCGTCAGGTTGCCCGCCGCGCCAGGCGTTTGGCTTGCGCAAATATTGCTCGTGGTCCCCGTGACTGGCGTGAACGCCACGCGCTTCGGTTTCATCATCTTCGCTTCTCCTTAAAACCCCTCCCCGGCCCGAAGGCCGGTAGAGGGTTGATGGTTGAAAGGGTTATGCGTTGGTGTCGAGCGCCGGCAGGACGAAGCCGGAGGTATCGGCCTCACCTGACACCAGGTTCTGGAACATCCCGTACTTGCAGCCCGCCGTGACCAGGATGATCCCCGCCGCGTCCGCGCACTTGATGTAGTTCTCGTACACCATGCCGGTGTTGGTCGTGGACGTAGTGGTAATCAGGATGCCGCCCGTGGCCGTATCCGTGTTCAGACGGAACACCTTGTTGCGCGCCATTTCCAGGTTGGTGACGACGAGCGCAGCGTGGGCCAGAAGCGCCGCGGTGTTGTTCAGAACCGCGCCCACGTACAGGTTGTCGTTGATTGCCACCCGGTCGTGCGTGCCCACGATCTTGACCATCGTGGTCGCCGCCGTGGTGCCCAGGGACGAGACGCGGTTGTTCGTGAACACCAGTCCGTCCGCCACCACCGCAACCGTCGTGGTGACGATCGTGAGGAAGTTGAGAATGGAGCTCGTGTCGCGGAATTCGCAGTTGTTCACCGCGAACTCCGGTCCCGTGGTCAGCGTGAAGACCGAAGCGATGTCCGCAAAGTTAGCCACGAACAGGATGTTGTCGAACGTCACGTTCGCCGCCGACACCGGAATGTTCGCCGTGGCCGCCGTGCCGAAGGTCAGCGTCGGGCGCATGGCGCCGCGGCCCATGCCGATGATTGCCACGCCGGCCTTGTTGCACACCAGTGCGGTCGCGTTGGCGATGGCCTCGACGTGCCCCGCCTTGACCATGATGATGTCGCCCTTGTTCGCCGTGCACAGCGCGATGGCTTCGTTGATCGTGAGGCACGGGCGACCGAACGTGCCGCGACTGCCGCCGCCGCCGTTGGAGTCCACCCAGTACACGTCGCCCGAGTAGGTATTGAGGACCGGAAGGTTCCGGATGGTCGCGCCGCCGGCACCGAAGCCGCCGGGGTAGTTGCTGGAAGGCAGAGGCATTTGAATCTCCTGAAATGTGAACCCTGTCGGGTCGTTGAAAACGAAACGTCACACTCGCTGACGCTGAAAAAGAAAAAGGCCCCTCTCGGAGCCTTTCTCATCGAAGCAGGAGCGGTTAAGGCTCCTGCTGTGATTCGGGTGTTACTGGTGTCGCTTCATGTAGGCAGCGGCCTTGCCGAGTAGTTGGATCGAGTCCTTGAAACCGCCGAGCGCCCGATTGCATCGCGTGCATAAAAGCCCGCGCACCTTCCTGCTGTCGTGGTGGTGGTCAACCGCTAATGTTTGGGTGCGGCCATTCTCCCTGTCGAACGATTTCCCAGGCTTATCGCATATGCCACATCGCCCGTTCTGGCTTGCGTACATCGCTGCATACTCGTCTAGCGAAATTCCGTAGGCTTTTTTCAGAGAGTAGCCTTTGGACCGCATCGGGTTTCGCGCCGTCCACTTGCGCATATATTCGTTTTTATCGGCGGCACCAGCTTCTCGGTGCCCCCACCTAAAATTGTCCGGCCCCCACGGCGCACGCTCGTTGAGACGACGGCACACACATAGTTCCGGCCTCTCACCAACATCCGAAACGAATTGCCAGAAGTCATTCCAGTCGCCGACTCTGCCAGCCTTGACGCGGGTTTGGTATCTCCAGGCTTCGTACAGTGGATGCTTCTTGCGCTCTCCGTAACCAAAAGGAGAAATCACGTCGCCGTGCTTCAACACAGTCCGGTAGTGCGTCTCACACAATCCTCGCGCCAGCGTCAAATCTCTGCACCCCTCGAACGTGCAATGCAGAGGCTGCTTCTTGCGCGACTTGTGCTCAAGAGAACCCGTGCGCTTTTGCCGGTAATAGCAAGCTTGGCACAGGCCCTTCGCCACAACATTTTCATTCTTGCAATACGAGCAGGACATAGTGGGGACCCCGGTATTTTGGAATCCCCACTATACACTACATTGGATCAAACGGTTCAACTCCCCGGCGCTCCCCAGGCACCGCGCCAGTTACTCCATCCCTGGATGTACCGCTCGCGCGCCTTGTAGCGCAGGTTCCCGGACTCGAAATCGCCGAGCATCTGGGTCTTGCGCGGGATGCGCACGATGTGCTTCAGGCCGTCCTGGCAGTCCGTTTTCACGAACCACGCATCCGGGTCGGTCAGCCGCTGGATAACCGCGGCGCCGCCTTTGAGCATGTCGAGCGACTTGATGGCGTTCAGGTCGTTCGTTGCCACGTCCACCCTGCCGTTGGAGAACAGGATGCGTTGCGCCACGAAGCGAAGCTGCGGAGGAATGATGAGCTTCTGCGCCGTGATGAACACCGGAATGCCACGGTCATCGAGCGCCGTGTCGATGTTCACCAGCATGTCCTCGAGCGAGGTTTCCGACAGGTCGGCCGCGGTCGAGAGCGTGTTGGACTGATTCGCCCCCTGCGTCACCGGGTGCGCCGTGCTGAACAGGGCCGCGCCATCACCGCCCAAGAAACTGGTCGAGAAGCCGTTGTTCAGCAGGTTGGCCACCTTCACTTCCTTGGTGTGCATCATGGAAGTGGCCAGCGCCCGCGAAAGGCGCGCCCCGATCGAGCCGTACAGCACGTCCTCTTCGGCCTCCTCGGTGATCGCAAACGCCAACGCGATCGTCTCGAACACGTAACGGGCGGTATAGCTTTCCGTCGCCGTGTCGTAGGTCACGCCCGCGCCTTCGGCCTTGACCGGCGCTGCGCCGAACCCGGTCATCATCTGGTCTTCGACGTAAGCCTTGCGGTTTTCCGTCTCGACGTCGACGATCTGGCGCCATTGCTCCGGGTGCCTGCGAGTTTCCAGGCCGAAGACGGTGTTCAAGCCGTCCTGGAGTTGCTTCTTGAATTGTGCACGTGTGAGTGCCATGGTTAGACTCCCGGCGTGGCTTGGCTGAATTCCACAAACTCGTGTTCGAGAATGTGAACTTCAAGCGACGCATAAATGCCGGAGTTACCCGGCTTGTCGACGATACGAAGGACCCGGAAACCCGCCACGCCCGTGCCCATCGTTGCGGAGAGAACCGCGGCCGACTGCCCGGTGTAGGTCGAGCCCGTGCCCGTCACGTGGTCGGCCAGGTTCCCGACGTTGGTTTGCGCCGGCGTGCCTGCCGACTGCACTTCGTACGTCACGTTCGGGTCGGTGATGACCGAAGCCTTGACGTTCGTAGCCGCCGTGCTGGCTGCCCAGCGCGACGTGAACACCTGCGAGCCATCGGAAGCGGTGTACGAGACACCCTGAAAAATACCGAGAATGCGATCGCCTGCTGCTGCCAACTCAATCGTGCCGTCGGCCGCCAGCTTTACCGGATCGCCAGTGCACAAGGCAGTGGCATAGCCGGTTGCGATCGGGTACTCGTCGTTCCGGATCACTCCACCCGCGAGATGGCGGTGGGGCCGGAACCCATACGGAGCGTTTGAAGGCATCCTGAGTTCTCCAATCTAAAGTTGAGGGAATGAACGGCGCAAGCTGGAGCCCGGGCGGACAAATGCCCGCTCGGGCGATGGACTCGGTTGCGCTAGGTGGCCGGACGGCCCGCCAGAGCCGGTGAAAACCGCTCTGTGATGGCGCGCAGAAAGCCTGCGCGCGCGCCTACTTCTGAATCTTTAAGCTTGGTCCTCGGCCACGCGGGGCTCACGCCTCTCGCGCACCGGCATCGAACGCTCTTCGCGCTGGATCTCGCCAAAGCCCGAGCCCACCTTGCGCTCGGCGCTGGCTTTGTTCAGGTCGCCTTCGATGGCGGCCGTCATCAGCTTTTTCTTGGCCTCGTAGTGCGCGTTTCTCTGCGCTATCCGCCCGAGGGGCATTTCCATGAGCACCATGCCCACCACCGAAATCACGTTGCCCAGGCGCCCGTGCGCCAGGGTAGGCACCGGGAAGTCCGAGGCCACCGTGGCCGGATCACGCGGCATCCAGCCTTCGCGCACTTTGCTCAGCAGGTTGATCTGGTCGGCCGTGCCGTTCAGTTCCACCCGCACCCACTTCTGGCCCATCCCGGGCCGGGGCGGCGGGGCGTCCAGCGAGGAGCCGCGCACCCACGGTTGATCGTCCATCGGACGAACCCCCATCGACGCCCGCAGTTCCTGATCGCGCGATTCGCGCCCTTCGTCCGATGCGGGCCGTTCGGTCCGCGATACACCGCGCTTACCCATTGTTCATGCCTCCTTTGTTCCGGGCGTATTCCTTCACATGCTCCCGGTTTGTCGGGTCGAGCTTCCACAAATACATCACTTCGATGTCCGCTTTGGTTAGCGTCACCGTGCCGCGCTTGCCGGCCGGGGCCTGGCGCATCGACGGCGCATTGGTCGGGGGCACCTTCCGCTGCGCCACGGGCTGCAATCGGCCGCGCAGCGCGGGCATCTTGTCGCGGATGCGCCGGTCCAACTCCGCGAAGTATTCCGGCGTGTCGGGCGTGTAGTTGCCCTCGGCCGCGATCTCCGCGTCGATCACCTTCGTGAAGCTCGTCTCGGTCTTGAATTTCGGATCCATGAACCAGGAACGATTGCGCGACTTCCACTGGCTCACCAGGTCATTGTTCGGTTCACGCGCGGCCGTTTCCGGCGCCGGGCGGGAATCCAGTTCAACCTTGGCGTCGGCCAGTCGCGCGCGCTCGCGCTGCAGGTCGTTGACCTCCTTCTGGTGCTTGATGATGGCGTCGTTGTCGCCATTTTCGAGCGCCACCTTCCACGCCGCTTCCGCCGCAGCAAGACGCGAATCCACGTTGCCCGTGGCCGATACGATCAGCAGCTTTTCTGCCTCGAGCGCCCTGACTTCGGCCCTGATCCGTCCTTCGCGCTCGGCCTGCCGCCCGTTTCTCTCATCGGTCTTCAGCCGGCGCTCGCGCATGATGCGTTTCTGCACCGCTGCCGAGTAGCCCGAAAGGTCGTCGTCCGCCGCCTCGACGGCCGGCGGGTCTTCCGCTTCCGGGTCCGGGTCCGCTTCCGGGTCCGCTTTGGGGTCCGCTTCCTCGCCCGCCGAGATGACAATTTCCACGTCGTCCGGCGTCTTCGGGTCGCCCGTAGGATCGTTGGGTTCACCCTCCATCAGCGACTCGATCCCGGCATTCGGGTCAAGGTCGTCCTCGTCCAGCACGTCTTTGCCTGCCATAAGCCCCTCCGCCGAGTACCCACCGCACCATGCGGTAACGCAGGGCCGGCTGAATCCCCGCGCTGGGCTAGTGCTTATACGTGGACGCGGAACCCTTCGCGGTCCTTCACGATCCCAAGAATCTCGTCGTCGTTCACCATGACGAGCTTCACGCCCCGGAATTCAATCTTCTGGCCCGAGTAGCGCCCGTAGATCACCCAGTCGCCCTCCTTCACGCGGTAGTGATTCGCGCCCTCGTGCGTGAATTTCTCGTGCTTGCCGGCCAGCGGCCCCATGTCAACGACCAGCCCGATGTAGTTCAGGTGTTGCTCGGCATCGGCCACCATCGTGGGCAGGGCAATCTGCGCTCCGCCCTCGCCGCGCGACATGCGCCGCGGCTGCATCGGCATGACCAGCACGCGCCACAGCTCTGCACTGGGCATGCCCTCGGGAAAGTCCACGTCCTCTGCGTTCACCCATCCTGCTTCTTGATTACTCACGTCTCTCCTTCGTCGTCGAGGCCCTTATAGAGCCGGGTATTCACAATGTCCTTGGCCATGCGCAAGCCCTCGGCTTTCCCGCACGCCGCCTTGTACGCTTCCATGGAAGTGAGCCTTCCACCGCACACCTGCCGGTCGATCGCCAGTGCCTCGGCTTCGATGGCCTCCATCGCCTTCTTCACGATGTCGCTGACGTTCACGGCTGTCCCGCGACGTGCTGGATCACGTCATTCAGCCGGTTCGAGAGGGAATCCATGCCCGCGGCCATTTCCTCCACCGCTTGCGCAAGTGCTTTCTGCGCGTTGCCCACGCCGTCCTTGGCCTGCGTGCGCGCGCCTTCGGCTTCGTCCTTTGCCATGGCGCGGCTCGATTCGCCCACCTGGCGCTCGTTCTGCAAGGCGGTATCGAAGTCAGCCTGCGCCCGCTTGATGTTGGCCATCTGCGTGGCAGTGAAGCGGGCAATCTCGATCTTCGCCTTGGCGTTCGTCTCCGCGATGCGGGTCAGCCCCGCTTCGTGGTCGCCCTTGATCTTCAGCTCGGCCTGCATGCGCTCACGGGCGACGTCCACCTTGCCCTTGGCCTCGATTGCCGCCGGGTCCTCCTGCGGCTGTTGCTGTTGCGCCTGCTGCGCGATGTAGGCCGCAGCTTTGGCCGTGATCTGGTTTTCCATTTCGGGCGGGAGCGTGGGCACCACCGGTTCCCCGGGCTCGGCGTTCAGGTTCATCGGCACGATGGGGATCCCCGCGGCGTTCGCAATTTCCTTGCGGTAGCGGTTCGCCTCGTGCTCGCTCATGTGGGACTGCATCACCGCCATGGCCTGCGGGGTCGCCCGGCTGTTGGCTTGCGCGTCCTGCAACCACGCCCCGTGCACCGTGTTGTGGGCCACATCGTCCTGATCCATGAATGCCCGGATCGCCACGCCCTGCCCTGCCAGCGCGTTTTCCGTCACCGCATCGGCTCGAGCGACCTTGTTCCGGTCCGGGATCACCGCGTCAATGTCTGGCACCCGCATGGCAACGAAGAGCCTGCGCACCGCTTCCCGGCGGTCCACGATGTCCGGGGCCTTTTCGGCCGCATCCACCTGCGCCTGCGCGATGGCAATCCGCTGCGTGCTCGAAAAGATGTTCGGGTCCGAGACCGGCTGCACGTCCACCTTGTCGTCGAAGTCCGTGCGGAATACCTGGCGGTCGGCGCCTTCAACGGCATACGGATAGCCCTCTTCGGGCATGTACTCGCCGTTCAACGCGGCCAGGATCGACAATTCCTCGCCCAAACTGGCGTGGCACCGCTTGTGGATCCCCGAAAACACCTTCGAGCCTTGCTCGATCAGGGCCACCGTCGTACCCACCGGCCCGGTGTTATTTGCATCGCCCACCATGTTCTCGGTCGTGCTGGCGAAGCGTTGTGCCGCATCCGTCAGGTGCCCGAGCACCTGGAAGAGCGCCGGGGGGGTTTCCTTGAACTCCGGCTGATAGAACGCCTTGGCCAGCTCCTCGTGCGACAGGTCGGTGTCCTTGAACACACCCGGCTCGACCGAAATCGAGCCCTGCAAGCCCCGCCCTTCCTTCGATTTGAAGCCGCCGCCGGCCGAAGCGAGGGCAGCGGACACCATGATCGCGCGCAGCACGCCCGTAGCCGCATTGCCCAGGCCGGAAATCATGTGCAAGAGCCCCAAGCCATAGAACCCAGGACCCGGCAGGTACTTGTAATGCGTGTACCAGATGCGCTTGGCCTTGGTCTGGTCGTCCTCTTTCCAGTTGCGGCGCAGACTCATCAGCGATTGCGAATCCTTGTCCACCACCGCGATGTAGGGGCGGGCAATGCCCGTGTCCTCGCCATCCATGCCCCGATCCTCGAAGCCCTCGACGATCAGGTCGACGTGCTGCTCGTAGAGCAGGTGCTCGGCGTCCTCGGGGCGCATCGAGCCCGCATCGCGCCCTTCCACCTGGTCGGAAGCCGCCTGCAGCGGCGTTTCGGTGTCGCTCATGCGCACCACGTTCGCCGGCCCCAGGTCGACGTCCAGGTATTGCCCCGCGGCGACCTTCTTGCGGACCTCGTTGTCCGACTCCCACATGATCTCCGTGTAGCGGCGCGCATCGCGCAAGCTGGTCGCGGAGTAGGGCACCACGAAGTTCTCGACGCGCACCCACCGGATGCGGTTCTTGCCCGTCACCGGGTCGTGATAGCCCTTCTTGAACTGGCTTCCTTCCAACCCGAGCATGAACAAAAGCTGGTCGAAGTCCTCGAAGTACGCCCGGTCATCGAACGTCAGTTGCCAGTTCAGATAATCCGCCACCCTCTCGGCCTGCTCTTCGAGTTCCTTGGTTCGCTTGCCCAGGGGCACGCCCTTGGCCGGACCGCTCGAGGGGAACAGTTCGGCAATCGCCCGGGCCTGAAACTGCACCGCAGCCTCGGCAATCACCGGATGATTGATTTTGGATGCCATCTTGAACACGCCGAGATTCGCGGTCGGCTCGCGCACGCCAAGCAGCTCGAGTCCATCGGCAAGGCGTTGCTGCCATTCCGAGCGGCTGCGCAGATCCGCCTCCACCGCTTCGCAGACCTCTTGGGCGATCGTGGCGCACGCCGACGCCGAAATGTGATTGGCCAGGTTGTCGTCGTGCTCCGTGCCGCCGGTTGTCGCGCCCTCGGATGCCCCGATGCCGTCGACCTCGATGTTCCCGTTCTGCATGTAGCGCACGTTCGAGTCGCCCGAGACCTCGGGTTGCTCGGACACGTCCACCACCATTGCCGGCGAGAGATCGGGCTCGGACAGCGCCCCGGCAGGCAGTTGCTCTTCTGGAACGGCGCCACGGCCGAACTGCGCTACGCGCTTGTTTACAGCCATGTGCCCCTCCCTGTCGTTAATGTTTCACGTGAAATCAGCCGAACGGCTTGACCGGCTCGGCTTTCTCTTCCTCGTCCTCGGGCTCGTCGGCAAGTTGCAGCCACCAGTGCTTTCGCAGGTAGAGCCACGCATGCACGCAGGTGTCCGCGATGTCGTCGTGCTCGCCGAAGGGGAATTCGGCGCATTCCGTGATGACCTCCTGCGCCCAATCCCGGCCCATGTAGAACACGCAGCCCTGTTCCGGCACCACCGAAGCCGCATGCGCCCGGGCCGTTTTGCTCGCGCCCTTGGCGATCGTCACCGCCTGGACGGGTAATGACCCGCCGCCGGGCAGTTTCTTGCGCTTTAGTTCCTGAAGCAGCGAATGGCCGCTCGCCTTTTTCTCGATCAAGACCTTATCGGGCTTGAAGTCCTCGAACGCCTGCACCGCCAGGTGCCGCAGCTCGGGGAACCCCACCCGGGCCTTCCACCGCTCGAGCAGGATCACGCACGGCCTGACCACGCCGTTGTAGTCCGTGTGCTCGAAAATCCCCCACGTCGTGCGCGCCGAGTAGTCGGATTCCTCGGACTCTTCAAAGGCCGTGTCGTACATCTGGATGATGTAGATGCACGTCGGGGCCTTCTTCTCCGGCCACTTGCGCCACCAGGCGCGCTTGATGATCGCGCCCTCGTCCTGCGTCGGGCTCTGCTGGTACAGGGCCTGCCACGCCCGCTCAGTCTGGTTGGCCTTAATCCGGCGCAGTTCCTTCATGGGAAACCTGCGCGGCATGCACGAATCGCCCGCCTTGAATTTGAATCGCTCCTTCCTCGGCCCCTCGCGCAGAATCGGGTCGTAGGACATTTCGTTCAGCATTTCCGCGGTCACTTCGTCAATAATCGCGGGGATCTTCAGAACCGAATACTGGTCGGCGTCCTTGTTTTCCCTCGCGAGCTGGAGCAGATACCCGGAGATGTCGTCCTTCCGCCAGCGCGTATTGGTCAGACTGATGACCGACCGGTCCATTTGCCGGCGCGTGTAGAACCCCGGCCCCCACCACTGCAAAATGCGTTTGTTCGTGGCGTCCGAGAGATACGTCTGTTCGCTCAACAGGTCGTCCGCGCTGCCCCAGTTGAAGCCCTTGCCGGCAATCCCGGTCCCAACCCCGACGGCGAAGTACCCGCCGCGCTGGTTCGTGTGCCAGCGGCCCGCCGCTTTCACGTCCGCGCGCAGTTCCACTCCGGGGAATATCTCGGCGTACTCCTGGCTTCGCACCAGGTCCTTGGTCTCGCGGCCGAATTCGACCGACAGGTCTTGCGAGTGCCCCACCTGCATCACCAGGTCACTCGGCCGCTTGCCCAAGTACCAGCTCGGCCCCGCAATCGAAGCCAATCTCGACTTTCCCGCGCGCGGCATCATGAAAAACATGGCCCGGTCGATGTCACCGGCAAACAAGGCTTCGTAGTACCCGCAGAGCAGCAAATGCGGCTCTTCGAGGATGAAGCTGTCGCCCCAGATCGAGCGGATATAGCGCGCGAGGGAGGCTTGCTCGCCCTTCCTGCGCTGCCGCTTCAGTTGCTCCCGGCGCACATCCAGGAACCGCCGGTGCCGCGCTTCCGGCGCCGGAATGAGCGGGGTCACTTCGCCTTGGCTGCTTTCGCCACCTTGCGGGAGGACACCTGCGCCTTCTCGATCGCCGCCAGGGCTTCAGTCTCGCGTGCGATCTCGGCCTCAAGCTCTTCGTCGGTCATGTTGCGCGGGTCGTTTTTCTGCTTGTTGTCCCGCTCGTACTCGCCGTGATGCTTCATGGCCATATCCAGCGCGCCCCTCTTGTCCCACGCCTTAACCTTTACCGTCTCGCCGATAACCGCAGCCTCTTCGCCCCGGCCGGCCTTCAATTCCTCGTACTCGATCGACCCAAGGGCGGCAGCCACTTCGTCGGGCAACTCGTGGATTGGGATGCGTTTGCCCTCCGCATCGAACATCCGTTTCGGTTGGAAGTACGCTATCCGCGCCACTTCTCGCAAGGTCCGCTCGACAGACAGGCCCGTAATTTCCATGGCCTCGCCAACGACCTTCGACCTGCGCTCGGCCAGGAGGCGGACGGCTGTTACATTTGTCGACATTCGATGCGCGGCCTGTCTCGCGGCCACGCCACGCTTGTAGCCAGCCGCTACCGCCGCTTCCGCACCGTTTCCACCGTTCTGAATCATGGCCTCGACCCAGAGCGAAATCTTGGCTGCGACCTTCCCACCAGCGGCTTTCTTCGCCATATCGGTCCTTCTCACGCGCCTGAATCATTCACCGCGGCAGGGGCGCTGTGCCCGCCTGCGAATCTGACAAATGTAACAGTTTCGATAGTGCTTGCGTTATCGCAATGATGCGATTATATTGAGTCATGGATCAACGATCCAGCCGCGCCGGACGGATTCCGGCTCCTCAAATGCCCCCGGGCAGGAGACAAAATCATGAGCATCTATCGCATGGACGACGGCACCACCGTCAACACCGACCGCGCCCCTCAGTCATACCTCGAGGGCACGCGATGGGACGGCAACAACCACATCAGCCTCGCCACGGGCTCACAGTGGGAGCACGAGACGCTGCACTGCTCGCGGAAAGGCCGCTACTACACCGAGCGCACGAGCCAGCGGCAGGGGATCATCCCGCACGCGGAGTGGATCAGCCACCGCGCGGCCGCCGTGTGGCTCAGAACCAACGAGTACGATCTCCCGGCTGATCTCGCGCATCTGCTCGACGAGATCGAGGAGTAGGCCATCTACAGGCGGCGCCCACCAAGGTGCCGCCTCACCCAACCAGGAGAAGCAAAATGAAAGCAGTCATGATGACCACAGAGCAAACCGCAATCTACGACGATGACCACGACGAGGCGGGCCAGAAAAAGCTGATGTCCGACCTCATGGATCGGGCTTGGGCTCTCGCGGGCAACTCCGGCGAGACGGTCGAAATCTACACCGCTGACGGAATCGTCGCTGCGGTCGTAGAGCCGGAATAACCCC